GGCGATGGTTCCGGTTCTGGCTCTGGGGGCGGCGAAGGTGGCGGTGATGGTGATTGCACTGGTGATGACTGCGGAGAGGGTGGCTCCGGCCTAACAGCTCCTGAGCAGGGCACCTTTGATGATGCTATCGCCGAGTACGAACAAAAGATCACCGACACGCTTGCTGAGATCAAAGACCAGTCCGGTCAGTTCGGCTCACTGATCGAGCAAAAAATGACTATCCCGCTGAGTTCCGGTAACGCGGTTCTGCCCTGTTTTGAGACCGAAATATATGGCCGAACGGTCGGCTTCTGCCTGTCTGATAACGCTGATCAGCTCGCCATCCTGCGCAACATCATTCTGTTCCTAGCAACCGTGATTGCCCTGTTCATCATCTTCCGGGAGGACAAGTAATGGATATCCCGTTCATCGGCGACATTCTCGAGTTTTTCCAAGCTGTCTGGGACTGGATCTACTCCGGTATATACGACTTTGTGAAAGAGGCGTTTGTGCTGGCCACTAAGGTTGCCATTTATAGCTACTATCAGGCGCTGCTGTTCGCTCTGCAGGTGGCTTACCAGACCTTTAATGAGCTGGTCAGCGAGATTGGCATCAGCGACAAGGTTCAGCAGTACTACAACATGCTGGATGCTGACGTTCGCTCGGTGCTGTCTTTCTTCGGTGTACCTGATGCGCTGATGATCATCTTCTCGGCAATCGGCACCCGTTGGACCCTCAAGTTCGTCCCGTTTGTGGGGCGCTGATCATGGCTATCAAAATACACCATGGCCCTAACGGCTCCTATAAAACATCCGGCGCGATTCAGGACGACTTGATACCAGCTCTCAAGGCTGGCCGGCACATCATTACCAACATTCGCGGCCTGACTCGCGAGCGCGTGTTTCAGGTGTTTCCTGACCTGCCGTCGAGCGTCGAGATTGAAAATCTCGATCTGGAAAATCTCGACGACTTGGAGAAGATGCGCACCTTTCCGCAATGGGCACCGCGGGGCGCGTTCATCATCTTCGATGAAACGCAGCTGATCTTCCTTAAATCGTGGCGCGAAACCGACCTGCGCAAGTTCGATTTCCCGGGTGGCTCCCAGGCCGCCAAAGAAGCTGACAGGCCCATTAACTGGCTGGATGGCTGGACCCGTCACCGTCATTGGAACTGGGACATCATCCTGACCACCCCCAACATTGGCTACATCCGCGAAGATATTCGCCTTACCGCCGAGAAAGCCTATCTGCACTCGAATCTGGCCGTCATTGGTATCAATGGTCGCTATAAGGAATCGCAGCACTCGGCCACCGAAAACAAGCCTGCCATGAAAGGCTCGATGGTCGCCGTCAAGAAGATCAACAAGAGGACTTTTCAGCTCTATGACTCAACAGCTACCGGTACCGTCTCCGACACCATCGCGGGCAAGAGCATTTTTCGAGACCCTAAAGTACTTTTGTTGCTCGGTCTTCCGGCCCTTTTTTTGGGGAATTTTATTCTTGGCGGTGGATTTGACTTTGGCCAGCACAGCGATGGTCCTGAAGCTGCTTCGCAGCCTGTGGCGGATGCTGTGGCCGATCATCCGAGTAGTAATTCAATTCCTATTGATCCGTCTCGCCATGATGCTTCTTTTTCTTTATCTGGGCAGCAAGGTGATCAGCGCACTGCTGTAGGCCATCCCTTTCACGGTCATCTGATCCAGATTCGTGCCTCTCTGATTGGAGAGGCCAACCCTGTTCGCCTTTATCTCTTCGATGTGGTTTCGCCTGATGGCGAGCGCTTCCAGCTAACCAGTAACCAGATTAAGCGAAGTGGTTATTCGTTGAGCCATACGGCTGATTGCTCTGTGCGGCTTAGCTTTCAACAAGCCTCGTTCTATGCCGTATGTGCCGGGGCTGCGGAGCGCGCCGCCGAGCGGCTCGTCTCGGAGCGTAGCGGCGCGCCCAGCAGCGAACCCGCGCGCCCCTATGTCCGCGTCATCGAGCACAGCGCGCCCCGCTGACGTCCCTGTAACACGTCAGATAAACAGAACTAACAAACCTCAATAACACGCATTGGAGCACAGTTAATGGCCCGGCTAATTGACCAGAATCGACTTAATAAGCAGACCGCTGAGGATGATGTAAGAGGGCGTCTGTTTGTTGATCCGTCCACCTGCAAACTGACTGACCTGTCTGGTGTTCGTTTGCTTCGTTGTGGGGTGGATACCGTCCGCCAGCTCTACCGGGGCATGATCCGGTTGGGCGTTCTGGCCTTGTTTGAGAAAACCGGCACCATCGTTGAGTTTGCTGGCCAGCGTTGGCACACCGGACGGGTAGGGCGGGATTCTGGCTATCAGTTCAAGCTGCAGAATGCTGACCTTGGGTTCGTCCTGCTGATCAAAAACTTCAATGCCAAGGCTGACAGCATCGGCCCACACCTCAAAATCGAAGTGTCGCCCCACACAATCGACACGCTGTCGCCTGACCGGCTGCAAGCCCGTATGGACTATTACGCTTCTGAGATTCTGGATCACGTCGAGGTGAACCAGTGTGCTGTGCATCTGGCTCTGGACCTGCAGGGCTGGCAACCGCCCGCCGATTTGGTCGCCCGCATGCACTGTCGTGCACGCAATCATCGGGACGTATCCGGCATCAACTCCATTGAATGGGCCATGAAGTCCAGCGTCTACGGTCGCGGTGAAACGTCCATGTTCGGCTCGGCCAACGGCGTCCAGCTCTGTATCTACAACAAGACCGAGCAGGCCAAGGCCACCGATAAGCTCGACTACTGGCAAAGCGTCTGGCGTCGCAATGACGACCCGTTTGATGCTGAGTGCCTGGACAACTACAACCCTGATCAGGACGTGTGGCGCATCGAGCTTCGCTATCACCACTCGGTTATTCAGCAGTTCGCCAGCGGCTCCACTCAAGTCAGCACCGGTCAGCTGATCGACACGCGCACCTTTGAGGCCTTCTGCCCGCATCTGGACGGCCTGTGGCGCTATGGCCTGCAGCAGTTCAAGCTGCTGACCCGACCGGGCTGCTATGACCCTTTCTGGACCCTTATCCGTGATGACGTTCGGGTAGAACTGCCGGTTGAGTCTCTGATGGACGACACCGAGTACAAACGCTATTACAAGACGGCTGCCGGCTTCTCTGGCAAGAACGTGGAACTGTTCGTGGGAAACTTCGTTAGCCTGCTGGCACGGGAGCGAGTAGGCGCCACTAAAGCGTTCGACCGTCTGAGGGAGTGGGAATGCTGGCCTGTTATCCGCGATCATTACGCTGCAAAAGATATGGGGGAGCGTGCTATTTACCGCCATATCCGCGACCTGCTGGAAGAGCGCCACGTTAGATGGGGCAGGGCGGTATGAGTGTAAAGCGTAGAGAAGACGGGCGTTGGTTGGCTGATGTGCAGCCGATCAGGGGGCAGCGATTCCGCAAGATATTCAAAACCAAAGCTGAGGCTTTGCGTTATGAAAGCTACATCCTTGCGAACAAGACCATAGACCCAGCCTGGAACCCCAAGTCTCCGGACCGTAGGCGTCTATCGGAACTGGTGAATGCTTGGTTTGATCTGCATGGCCATATGTTGAAAGACGGCGTTCGTCGTAAAGCTAAGCTTGATGCGCTTTGTAAGAAGCTGCGCAACCCTGTCGCGGCTTTGCTTGATCCCGCTGTTTACGCTACCAGTCGCCGTGTAAGAGCTGAAGCCGGCACGTCCCCCAAGACGCTTAATAATGAGCTGGGCTATATCCGTGCCGTTTATAACGAGCTTCGAGCGCTTGGCCAGATTGATTACGACAACCCGTTACGGCTTGTTAAACCTTACCGCATCGATGAACGCGAACTGTCCTGGCTGACGGATGACCAGATCGCCGCGCTGCTGGACGCCATCCGGACCGGCTGTGAGAACCCGCACGTTGAACCCATCGTCCTGCTTTGCCTTGCTACTGGTGCCCGCTGGTCTGAGGCAGAGGGCCTGACTCCGGCACGCTTGAAGAACTGTTCCGTCACCTACAGTCAGACCAAGTCCAGCAAGGTGCGGACGGTGCCCATCTCTGCAGAGCTGGAAGCCTTCATCCGAAAACACTGGAAGCGTCACGGCCAGTTCACTGGGGCGATTACTTCGTTTCGGCGTGCGTTGGATCGCTCTGGAATTGAGCTACCCAAAGGACAGGCAAGCCATGCACTGCGGCATACCTTCGCTAGCCACTTCATCCAGAAGGGCGGCAACATCCTGACGCTACAAAAAATTCTTGGTCACTCCAGCTTGGCTATGACCATGCGCTATGCCCACCTAGCTCCAGATCACCTTCGTGATGCTGTCATGCTTGCCCCGTCTGTTCTGAAACCTAAGCACTGAGGCTGCACGGCGTCTTCCGTTTCAGGTTAGAGCTAGGTGGGAGGTTGTGCCACTTTCCTTTGGTTAGCCGCTTTTGTACAAGCTGCTGATAGTTCTCGGGAGAGGGGGCTTTGTTGCGTTTGTGCCTGAGTTGGTTGCATCGCTTGCAAGCAGCAGCGATGTTGTTCGCAGCGTTTTTGCCGCCTTCGCTCCGGGCCTTAAGGTGCTCAGCTGTACATTGGAACTGTTGGGCTTGGGCCAGGGAGATCCGGTGCTTTGCTGCGAAAGCTTCTGCGGAATCCTGCCACATGAGGAAGCCACAGTAGCAGCAGTGGCCATTCTGGTGTTGGAAAGCTGACTTGCGATGTTTTGATACTTTTGACGTGCTCAC